TCAAATCTCCCTTCCGCTACTAGATGTATGTGCTACGCCCAGTACGACAGTGTAAGAGCCGTCGTGGTGGGCGTTTATGCGTACTACGAACCCTTTTATAACTTGTTCTATATTATCATCTACATTTTCGATTAAGCAACTCAAAAACTTTTTCATGCTATCGGCGGATGCTTTGTTTATTTCTTCGTATTGTTCTAAATTTAAAATTTCTTCTAATTCATGTTTCCTTTTTTGCAGCTTGTTCATATCCTCCATCAATTCCGGATACGAAATACCATTCATTATCGCTTTGGTTATATTTTTGATTTTGGCTGCGATCTCTACAAGTTCTAATTTTTCGTTCGATCTATCTATTACCTCTTTGTTTACGTCATCCACAATATTTCTTGCCACCATATCCAGATCCATTGATGTCAAGAAATCCTTTACGGTCTGCTTTACAAATTCCTCTATATCAGAAGCCTTGATGTTTTTTGAGTCACAAGATCTTGTTCTGGTTTTATTTCCGCAAACATAATAAGAGTTTTGGTGGCCACGTTGATTTACAGATGTTCGACCGCAATACATTGCTCCACATGTATCACAGTGTATAAGCCCAGATAAGAGATATTTTCTTTTAGCCTTATATGTTCCGCCCTTATTGGTTTTTAAACGATTTTGAACGGTATTCCATATCTCTTGATCAATGATCTTTGGTATTACATCCCTGATTTCTACCTTATTTTCATTTTCTCCGCCACCTGCCCATTTTCCCAATGTTTTTATCCTCCTCTTATTCCACGTATATATGCCTATATAGCGTTCATTTCTTAAAATAGCATAAATTGTATTCTTACCTAGCGGACGCCCCTTTTTGCCCGTTACATCGTGTCCTATGGCATCAAGGATCTCACTATAGCTACTTCCGGTTGCATACAAAGTAAATATTTTTTCCACGATCTCAGCTTCATATGGGTTTATAACATAATGCTGTTGGATTATTTCATATCCAAATGGCGGACATCCGCCTAAAAACAGACCTTCCTGTGCTCTCTTTGTAGTGCCCTCTATGGATTTTTGACGACTCTGTAAAACGTGATGTTGTCCTACACCGACAGTAACAAGCTCTGTTAGAAAATCACCAGGATCAAGCATGTTGCCCAGTTTGTCATGCACTGAAACTATTTCTATATCAAGTTTCATCATCTCTTTGCGAAACATAAACCAGTCTACAACATCTCTGGAGCCTCTGGATACATCATAAATTATAACTTTACTAAATAAATGTTCTTTGGCGTCTCTAAGAAGTTGCGTAAATCCAATCCGGTTGGTATTAGTTCCGGATTTTGCCTCATCCTTATAATAGCGAATAATGTTTAGACTATTTGACTTACAATATTTTTCTATGCTTTCAAACTGAAAAGCAATAGAATTCTCAGTTTGATTATCTGTGCTATATCTTGCGTATGCTGCTACAAATGTATTTGTTTTCATTATATCCTCCTGTAAAAAAGTATAGTAAATGTCAGGTATTTATGATATAATTCACATTGCGAGATGTGAGCTACATCATTATAATCGTCCAGTGCTGGTAACGCTGGGCGGTTTTTTATTGTTCGGAAATATTATTGCGTATCAGAACATCCCTTATATTTGGATTTGACGGTTGGGATGTTCTGTAGCTGCTTAGATTAATTCTTTATGCATATTTTGCTTTTGTTCTTTTAGTCTCTTCATGTTTTTGATGAAAGAGGAAAAGGTGTCTTTAATTATGTCGTTTATTCTTAGCTCAAGGTTGTTAGGATCTGAAGACTCTATTTTTAACCTTTTGAATTTCTCACGCGCATGATTAAAAGGAATTCCGCAGAACGATATTATTTCTTCTACAGAATTCATCTCACATTCTTGCAGTACAATATCGGGACCTGTAAAGGAATATGCAAACTCATCAACGGCACGATGGGAATTCTTTAAATCTATGTAAGACCGCCGCATTTGATGTGATAAATTCAGTTCTTTCCACATCTCTATGTATCCTATTCCCAAAGTAATAACCCAGCGTCTTAACTCGATAGGATCATTGCAATTATAAAGTACTACATACTTGTCTACCTCATCGGCATAATAAACAATTCCTCTATGTCCGCATTGATGAATGGCCTTTTCTTCACTCATATTGCATACAGTGGCGAATACCTGTATTGATACTATTAATATGCCAGGTATAAATTCCACAGGAACAGGAAGCATACTTATATCATATTTAATTAGCGCTTCATAAGCTTTCATACATATTTCTTTGGCTTCTTCACAATCGAAATTTTTGAGTGTTTTCATTGGTTTTTACTAAATCCTCCTTTAGTATAGTTACACAACGTTGTATATCCATATTTTACCACCAAAGAAGGACTTTGTTAGTAGTCCAATTTCTGCCAGTTTTACCTGTTACCGAACGGGAAAGAACTAATTTTAGGATTTTCGTTAAACATCTTCGCCTTAAAACTTAGCGCCTGCAAATCAGTGTCGCTTAAATTTTTTTCGTGACCAGGAACGGTCTTTCCGACAACTTCTCCGATACACTTTATATCTTGTGTTCCGGTATAAGGAATCCCCGGATAATTTTTATTATCAGATAAAAGCCCCTCATCGCCGACTCTTTTTATAAGTACATCGTTCCCAATCATAAAAATACCAACTTGATCTTTTTGCAACTTTTCTGTAGTTTTTTTAACAAGTACTTTATCACCGTCATGATAATTAGGCTCCATACTGTCCCCGTTTACACCAACTACAAAATCTGCTTCTTGGGATATGTGATCCAGAGGAACTTTTATAGTATCGGTTGGAATATAATCAAACAGGTATTCTCCAGATCCGGCAGAAGCTATTTTTTGAAAGTAAGGAATTATCCTGGATGAAGCTACCTCTTTAATATCCACCATCGTTTGAGACTCTCGGCTTTTACTTGAATGCGCTCTTGCCATTTCTAACTCATTTACACGTTGGAGTTCTTTATCTAGTAAGAAGGTTATTATTTCTTTTCCAATATCATCTAATTCCCGGAATTTAGAGATATGTTCCATCTCAGCAGATTTTAAACTGTAAGAGTGTAACACCTCGGCCTCATCGGTTAATCCGACAATATAGTCTACTGATACATCAAACATTTTGGAAATTAATATTAAAAAATCAGAAGCCGGCTCTCTGGCGCCTGTTTCATATCCGTTATATGTCGTGTATTTAACACCTATATAATTGGCAAACTCTTTTTTATTCATTCCTGTTTTTTCTCTTATCTCTTTAAGTGTATCTTTAATCATGATATTACCTCCATGAATGTATTGTATTACATATTTTACAAAACGTCAATAAAATAATTCTCAAAACGTGAATTAATTTGCGAAATGAGTATTGACAAATTCTCAAAACGGGTATATAATCTGGTTATAAATTTACAAAATGAGTAACGGAGGTGAGAGAATATGATTTTTCCTAATATTGAAGCTGAAAGAGCAAGATTGGGACTTACAAAAGAAGAATTTGCTGAAAAATTGGGGGTAGTTACTAAAACATATTATAACTGGATAGGAGGCGTTAATCCCATTCCAAGCGATATGCTATTAAAAATTGCTAAATTATGCAATACGAGTATTGATTATCTTTTGGGGTTAAAAGATGAAAAGAAAGTAGGATAGGGATTAGAAGGTGTACGTAAACGATGAGAGTGTATATAAAATCTGTCTCTATCAAAAAAGGTTAATAGAGACAGAAATAAGATAATTATTTACCTTTTTTTATGGAATCTGCTATCTTTATGAATTTTTCTGCTGAAATAATACCGGATTTATAATAATCATAAAAACGACTAGTTTCAGATTGGATGTCAAAATTTTTACTGAGTTTTTTGTCTAAAGTAGGTAAATCAGAGAGATATCCTAAATCTATGGCGAGCCGATAAATATGTTTGCATGGTAAATTTCTGGATTCAAAATCATAACAAGAGCATCTCTCTAATGTTACAGAATATGGGCAATCGGAAGAGCCAGAAATTAATGCACTTTCATTATTATAATCAATATTCACATCAGAGGCTGATATTTTTTTTGCGGAAATAATACGCTTGATTTGATCAATATCATTATGTACTGAAGAATCCCAATTATTAAAACTCATACTTTATTATTCCTTCTCTTATATGTATTTGGCTGCTATAACAGTCAGTACTTAAATTATAGAAGATATGGAGCAAAATATCAATAAAAATAAAAAGAAAGCAGGGAAGGAGGAAAAAAATTAAAAGGAGGGAGCTATATTAAATGTCAAATATTTGGATCGGAAGAAATGAAATAGAGGAAATGAAGAATATCTTGTCAGTATGGCATAAAGATCTTAATAAAACACAGAAAAAACAGGTTGGAAATATTACAGAAGAACAATTTTACACGGTAGCAAAAAGAGTATGCAATCTGGAGCTGCAAAATCGTGAAAGAGCAAAATTGTTATTATCCAATTTTAGTACAGGAGATATTTTGAATTACTTAATGACTTGCGATGAGGTGAAGGCAGTAATCTATGTTGATAAGAAACATGCATATGATATAAAAACAAATTTTACACAAATGCATGGCTCAGGTGAAGACAGAGTAATTATTGTACATTAAGCAAGGGGATAAACGTTTGCTATACGTTCCTTGTAGTAAGAATCGTGATTACCACTGGTTTGAAAACCAAGAAAGATACTTTGAGGAACATTTTTGTGTTTGATAGTACCACCGGTTCGTTTCGTAATATAAAGAATGCCGTTGTCGTAAACAGCCTCTGAATAGGTGGTTTGAGTTAAAGCAATATGATCGGACATAATAGATAAATTCTCCTTTCTAATAACTTGGCGAAGCAACGCCTGTATATAAATTATAGGAGAGGTGGAACAAAATAGCAATAAAAGAAGGGAGGGTACATAATGACAAAGGGAACAGTAATAATTGATAACAGTCAGCCAGTAACAACAGAGTATTTAGTATTTGCCTTATTTGGAAAACCGTTAAGTAAATTAGCAAAAGAAATAAAGATCAACAAAAATGGCGAATGGGATCACGTTTATGACAAGAAAAGTGCTTCACCCAGTAACCCATGAGACAATTAGTAGAAAGGAAGGGTAAACTTGAGCAATGAAGAACAATACGAACCGGATGAGCTGAATGGATACTGTAAAATAATGCTGGACTGCATAAGAAAACAGCATCCATTCAGAAAAAGGGTGGAATAGGATGAAAAAATTATTAAAATTGTTTGGTGCGCTTATACTTGGATTATTTTTGATCAAAATATGTGGATTAGAATGCTTTATAATTCTTTCAATTTTTTGGTCGTACATCATATTATCAGAGCATAATTAGCGAATATTAGTAAGAGAAAGTATGTATAGTAGAAAGGAAATAAATGCAAAAATTATTAGAGCACTAATTCCGTTTACTAAATCACCGTTTAATAAATATATCAAAGAGCTAGTAATTGTAAAGATATCAAGAGACGCCAAAACGATAAATAGAGAATATAATAATTTATTAATAATATTCAAACGTTTGAAAAAATCTATAAATGAATTGGTAGGATATCCGAGATATCTTTTGAGTTTTTCATAATCATAATTAATCTGATACTCAAAATTAGACAAGTGGTATAGGTTGGGTTTCTTTTTAACTGACTCTTCTTTTAAAATGTCGAAAAGCTTTATTGTTTTCGGATAAACATAAGGATAATTTTTATAAATTAGTTTTTCGGTTTTGCGTATGAATAACAAAATATCCGATTTGTCACCAGGATTTCTAAAATATTTGCATTGATTTTTTAGCAGATATAATGGCAAATATACTTTATTAAACTGATTCTCTCTTATCTCGTATTGATGTGGTTTGTTCAAAGTATACCTGGTAGCGATATAAGTTATAAGCGCAGGTATTAATATTTTGGCGTAATCAGCAATCAATGGATAGAATTTTTTAGGGATGAAATTGAAAAATATTTTAAACACTCCTTTCATATATATTTGACGGTTATAACAACCTGCACTTAAATTATAGAGGAAAATTAATTAAATAGCAATAGAAAGAAGGAAAGGCATTGAAAAACAAAGCAATTAGCATACTGGCAATAACATGTATCATGGAAACAGCGCAGATTATATTTAATAATCCCTGGAGGATAACCGAGGCGGTACCAACATTTATTGTTTTTGGATCAATCATATATTATTCGCTTCAGGAGTTAGACGATATAAGAAAAAGGAGAAAGGATGTTTAAATGAAAGCAAATACAATTGCAGAGTTTTATATTTATAAATGGTTGGAGGAAAATGGATTCTATATGCCAGACTTCAAAATAATATTTAAAGGAAAAGAAGCAATTATTACTGATAAAAATAATGATGTAATGATTTTGGAATACCGTGAGGGTACTGTGCAGGAGAAAGAATATTGAGATCAGAGGTTTATCCGGGAACAAAAACAAAAGTAACAAGCCCATTATACCAGGTGAAATGCAAATGTGGACATGTACAATGGCAGTTATATCCGGAGGGAAAATGTTTAAGGTGCGGAAGGTTAACACAAGAGCTGAATTGTTGAATTGTAGTGCAAAGTATAAAACTGCAAATGATAAGAAAACAGAAAGTACAACTAGGAAAAGCTTAAATAAAAAAGCACATGCGTTGTGGAGAACACATGTGCAGCGGGCTTTCGCCTCACTCATTAACTTATATAAAATTATAACACCAGTGGGGCGCTAAGTCAAGAAAAACAAGGGATTGAGATCCCTTTAAAGCTTGATAAAGCAATTATACTTAGATTAAAAGAGGTGTTATATGGCTTACTTGAAAAAGACGTATAAAATAGGCGACAAAATAGAAACAGAGAAGGTCCATTCCGGGAGATACGGCAAACGTGGTGGGAAAAATGCAAAGAAAATAAATCCAACCAAGGAGGAAATGCAAAAGGTAAATGAAAGGAATACAGCCAAAAAACTAAGACGCAAAATAGAGGCTAATTTTGGTGAAGGAGATATACATTCTGTCTTAACCTATCGGAAGGACGAGAGACCAGATGTAAAGATGGCAAAAAAGTATTTAAAAGATTTTTTCATACATCTCAGGAAGGAATATAAAAAACAGGGACAGGCACTCAAATATATAATCGTAACGGAATACAAGGATAAAGCGATCCATCACCATATGATCATTAATGATGTCGGAAATACAGCCAGATTATTGCAGAAGTTATGGAAGTTCGGAAGACCACACAATACTCTCCTGGATGATACTGGAGAATATGGAATACTTGCAGCCTATTTGGTAAAAGAGACACAGAAAACATTCAAGGAAGAGAGCAATCCAAATAAGTTACGATACACATGCAGCAGGAATTTGGTTAACCCGGAGGAACCGCCAATTAAAAAGGTAGAGGTCATTAAGGCAGATGGGTGGATTGATATACCAAGACCAATAAAGGGGTATTACATAGATAAAGAAAGCCTGATATCAGGAGTAAGTGATAAAACTGGATATCCGTTCCAGTATTACACCATGAAAAAAATAAAGGATGTGAAAAGAGAATGACAACACAGAACGGAAGAGTAAAACTTACGCGTGAAGAAGCCAGGAACATAAAGAAACTGGACCATAAGCAAATGCAGAATCTAATGCAGGAGGTCTACAATACTGGGAAGGAGGATGGATCAGAGCAGAATGATTGTAGAAAACTGGTGGAGCAGGCACTAAAAAACGTTAAAGGTATCGGAGAGAAGCGTAAAGAGATAATTTTGGATTACGTTGAAATATTGAGCATAAAAAGACAGCAGAATTCCGATAAAGCTTAAATGTGAAAGGTTGCTTGGGTCATTAAGCGCAGACAAATAATAAAAATGTTTTTGATTTTTGGTGAAAAAATCTTGGAAGCCGCATAAAAAGCAGGTAAGTGGGTGTCTACCAATGGAGATAAATATTTATTTAGATTCTACAGTACGAGGGCCAAACAAATGTGATGGTTGGTGTGCATTTATAATCGAAGCCAAAAAAGGCACAGCAATCGTTACAAAAGAATCGTTTGAGTTTGTAGAACAGCGTACAGCACATCAAATGCATTTAATAGCCCTATACCATGCATTGAGAAGATTTACAAAGCAGTCCACAATAACAGTATATACAGAATGTGTATATCTTGTGAATACTGTTAATGAGGGGTGGATGGAACGATGGCAGAGGAGTGCATGGAAAAATAAAAGTGGGCAGGAAGTAAAAAACAAGTATCTATGGCAACTTATATATGATGTATCCAGGGAACATTCCATAAAGGCTGTATTTGAAAAACAGCATGAGTATAAAAATTGGATGCAGACTGAAATGAGGAGGAGGAAAGAAAGTGGAAGGACTGATGTTTCCAAAAACCCAGAATAAGAAAAAAAGGAAGAAACATAAAAAAAGTATCTTACAGGATCAGAGTATAAAACAGTGTTTTCTTTGTATGCTGGAAGGGGATTACAGGGTAAAGCCAGTGCATAACCATCATATTTTTTATGGTAAAGGAATGAGAAACATAAGTGAAGAGGAAGGAATAAAAGTAAATCTCTGCGTAGAAAGACATCATCAATACGGAAAAGAATCGGTTCATGGGAATCCCGGAGACGGAAACGATCTGATATTAAAAATGATAGGGCAAAAGGCATATGAAAAGACACATAGCCGGCAGGAATTTATGGATAGATTTAAAAAAAACTATTTGTAAGGAGGAAAAGGAGATGCGTGTAATTGTAATCGTAAATTTAAAAGGCGGAGTAGGGAAAACAACAACAGCAGAAGCGATGGCGCATGAATTAAGTAGAAAGTATAAGAAACAGACATTACTTATTGACAATGATAAGCAGGGAGATTTGTCAAAGGTATTCGGATTATATAGTGAGATGGGGACAGCGCCAGTAGCAAAATTATTGAGCAGAAAAGAAACAGATATATTAAAACTGGAGAAGCCTACAAAATACAATGGGATACATATTATACCTTCAAATATGTCGTTGATGGAAGAAACGCTGTATTTAAGTACGGCGGAAGTGTCAGAACAGTTAAGCCGCTATAAAGCGATACTTACTCGGGCGGGATACCTGTATGACTATGTGATCATTGATAATCCTCCCGATATAGCGATCAATGTAATAAATGCATTGGCAATCGCAGATGATGTTATTATCCCAATAAAGATTGATAACCGATCAATACGAGGAATGGAGATCCTTACGGAGCAGATCGAAATTGCAAAACATATAAACCCTAAAATAAATCTTATAGGGATACTTCTCACAATGTATAAAAAGAATGACGCTAATATTGCCGGGGAAGGTTGGTTAAGAGAAAAGGGATACAACTTATTTAAAACAAAAATCAGAAATAGTGAAAAAGTAAGTGAAAGCACATTCTTTAACCAGAGCATACAGGAGTATAGCTTTAGGAGTGCAGCAGCAGTAGATTACCGAAGGTTGGTAAAAGAGTATTTAGAAAAGACCGGAGGGATATAATGTCAGTTAATAAAAAATTTAATTTTATGGATTTATTAAATATCAAAAGCATTGAAGAGTCAGCAGAAAAGGTTGAAGATTTTACGGAAATTAATTTAAGTCCGTATGATGTAAAACCATCTAAAAGTAATTTTTATAGTCAGGAAAGTATAGAGGAACTGGCAGACACATTTCTAATGGTGGGACAGCAGCAACCAACTGTGTTAGGCAGGGTCGAAGGAGAATTCAGGATATTAAGTGGGCATAGAAGGAACCTTGCTAATATCTTCAATTGTGAAAGAGGACATACAGAGTATAAGAAGATTAGATACTGGTATAAGGACATGACAGAAACAATGTTTGAACTTTCACTTTTAATTGGAAATGCATTTAACAGGGAATTAACGCAATATGAAAAAACAGAGCAGACTTCAAGGTTAAAAGAAACTCTTATGAGAGCAAGAGAGCAAGGAGAAATAGAGGTTGGTGGTTCGCTAAGGTACATAATAGCAGATGTATTGAAAACCAGTGAAACACAGATAGCCAGAATGGAAAAAATTAATAAAGATTTGATTGAAGAAGCCAAGGAACAGTTTAAAGATGGAAATCTAACGATTACAGGTGCATATGAGACAAGCAGGCTTGAGCCGTCAGAACAGAAAGAAATTGTTGCGTCACTGGCAGCAGGAGAAAAAATTCAGGCAAAAAGTATTACAGAACGGGTGGAAGAACGTAAAGAAATTGCCAAGCAGCAGGAGAATGAGAAAAGGGAGCAGAAGGATGCTATAGAAAAAGCAATAAAAGAAGCAACGGAGCCATTGGTAAAAAAAGTACAAGATGCAGAAAAAAGAGCGAAAGATGCATCAATACAGGCAGCACAAGCTACAGTGGCAGCAGAACGTGCAGCAGAGAACGCAGATTATAGCGCAGAAAATGTAAAAGATGCTATAGAAAATAAGATGTCCGATTCGGACAACATGGAAGATTGCCAAAGCGTCGCAGAAAGGGCTATGGATGCATTAAGAAGTCTTCTCAGGAAAATAAAGTACATAAGCGAAGGGGATGTAATTGTCCTAGAAGAAATGCTAATAGAATGCAACCAAAAAGAAAGGGTGGATTAATAAATATGATCGGATATATTTTAGGTTTTATGATTGGGGGATTTGCCGGGGCACTGGTTATGGCTTTATGCGTTACCAGCAAGAATAGTAATGTAAACATGGAGGGCGATAAGTGGATTCCAGTAGTGGAGCGTTTGCCCGAGGAACCAGAACGGGAAGTGTTGCCAAATGTCGATGATTTGGATGAGTTTCCGGAGTATATAGTCATGATTGAAGGAGCGAGCGAACCAACAGTATTAACATATGCAGGTAATGGGACCTGGTACAGAGATGAACATTATTATAGGGTTATTGCGTGGATGCCATTACCAGAATCATATGTGCAAAATTGAGACTTGGAGGGCTAACGGGTGAATGAATTAAATGAATATCAGAAGATCGGCACAGTATCAGAGTGCCGAAAAGCGATGAACTATTATAATCAACATCACAAGGCACGTCATGCGAAAAATGAAAATTGTAAAACATGCAAGATTCACGGAAATTGTGACGCGGAAAAATATAGTTCATGGTGTATATATTACAAAAATAAAACTTTAGTGGAGATGTAGATATGTGGATAGTGGAGAATATAGACGGTGACGGTTTATCAGTTAAAAAGGGATTTGAAACATATGAGGGTGCAAAAGCCTATTCAGAATGGACTCTAGGTTTGATTCGTTATGTGGTAGATTCAGAAAATTAAAATTTGAAAGTAGGTGTGAAGATGAGAGAAATTATATTTCGCGGGAAACAGATCAACACTGGGAAGTGGGTACAAGGATACCTGTTTTGCATCTGGGGCAGAGCCTATATATTATGGGGAATGTGTAACGATATCCCATGTAAAATCGAAGTGGACCCGGAAACGGTATGTCAATGCACAGGAATTACAGATAGTAACAGAAGATTAATATTCGAAAAAGACATCGTGAGTTATCCAGATTGCGAAATGGATACGGAAGCAGGATCAGGGGATTGCTTTGAAAATATCGGGGTTGTTGAGTGGGATAGTGAAAGCATGGGATATTATTTTACTAATAGAGTTACGGCAGATATGAATGATATTGATATCAAGGCAGAAGTTGATATTATAGGAAACGTACATGATAATTCATATCTGCTTAATATTAATATTTGAGAAAGAAGGTGCGGAATGAAAGTATTAACCACCAAAAAACAACGGGATATAGAGTACAAAAGAGATATTATATTTGACTATATTCGTAATAACATCGGTGATAACGTAAAAAGTATGAGCGATGCTGTTGAAGCATTAGCTGATATTAGTTGCAACTGTGGGATATGGAGCAATCCAGCAGATAAATACTATTAAGATTCAGAAAGGATGGAAAATCATTTGGGGATTGATTTAAGCAGGTTTAAGGTAATACATGGAGATAAAGTATTGAATGCAATAGCACTTTTGGACGTTCGGTTGCCGGGAGATATAGACTGGGAAAAAAGAGATATTATTGTTAAGCCGAAAACAATTGAGGTATTAGCAATAAATGAAGACGGAAACATTGTAACAATTAAAGATGAGGCATGGACATTTCAGTTTTTGCCAATTGTTAATGGAAATTAAAATTTCGTGAAAGAAGGTGCAGAATGAAATTTGAGTTACTGTATCTATTGGCAAGATTCAGGGGGCTATTTCCCGATAATCACAAAGGAAACTTTGTTTTTGGAAAACCAGATAAAAATACTGTTAGGCATATGTATTATCGTGGAGGGTTTGTTCCGTATCGGATTGATAAATTAGTTACATACAGATAATTAAAATTTAAGGTGGGTGAAAAATTGCGAGTAAAAGAATTAAAAGCATTTTTGAATGCAGTTAAAGATGATGAAAAAGAAATATTCTTCTACCATGATGGCGATGACCCATTTGGTGATGGTACGGTAGCAATCGAAAATGCATTCGAAGTATCGGAAGACTGGAATGTCACAGGAGCATTTAAGGGCGTTTATCTAAAAAACAATTAAAATTTAGGAGGTGTAATTTTGGAACTAAAAGAACTGCTGAAAACAGAAGTTAATAGCGCTTTATTAACAATAAAAAATCACAATAGGGATAATGGTTTCTTTCGTGACACGATAGTAGAAATTGAAAAAGATTTGAATTATAGGCAATATGAACCTATGGGAATATGCAAGAACGTTCCATTTGAATGTACTGTTGCAAGTCGAGCAGTTGCATTTGTGTATAAGTATGATGGAGAAATATATTGGTGTCATATGCCGGAAACATATTATCACCATCTCCTGGTGGAATGCTATGGTTGGACAGAGGCAGGAAAGGTATTTGAAGAAGTTTTAGATAGTTAATCTGAAATTTATCTAATGAACAAGAAGGAGATTATGAATGAAAAATAAAACGGAGACAATTAAGCGTGGAGAGAAAGTAAGGGGTAATATATTAATCTTCATTACTGAGTATATCAAGGAGCATGGATATGCACCGACATTTAGAGAAATAGGAATGGGGGTAAACCTCAAGTCTACTGCTTCAGTTTCAAATCATATTGAAAAGATGATAAAAGCAGGAGTATTGGAAACCGATGCTGGAGTAGGATCACCGAGAGCATTAAGAATTCCAGAATCACTAGAAACACAAAATGAAAGCCGGGGATAACCCCGGCAATAAAAAAACATATAAAAGAACATATGTTTATATAACCATAAAAATATAGCAGTAGAGTCCCCGACCAAAGTTCTTCTACTGCTTCCGCTTAAGAGTATTATATAACATATTTACTTCTTAAGCAATATAAAAAGGAGAAGATTGTATGTTAAAAAATGACATTATTAATGATGTAGTAACAGAAATGCAACAGGTGTTGAATAGCGAACAGATAGAAAGATTAAAACTGACATTGATAGTTAAGATGCATAATTATGATGTTGTAGAATCTGTGTTTTTACCGGCTGTAGAGGTCAAGGACAACAATTGGCTACTGAAAAGATTTACCATAGATATGATGGCATTGGGAAGAGCAGATAGTACTATAAAGCAATATGTATTGTCGGTCCGTAATCTATTGAATGATGTAAATAAATCTTATGATCAGCTTTCAGGACAGGATATAACGGATTACTTAGCTATCATGCAATACCAGAAAAGAATATCAAATAATTACAAAGGCACACTGCTCAGATATTTTTTTAGTTTCTTCAAATGGGCATATAAAAAACGACATATTCAGGAAGATATTATGAGGGATGTAGATTATATCAGGGTTGAGCGAAAAAGAAAAGATCGTTTATCTGATATGGAAATCGAGGATGTTCGTGAAGCCTGCAAGGATTTACGGGAAAAAGCAATTGTAGATTTATTGTTTAGTACGGGTATGCGTATCGGAGAACTGGTAAGATTGAATATAAAAGATATTGATTTTGCTTCTGGTACAGTGAGTATTTACGGAGAAAAAACAAGAGAATATCGAATAGGGTTTTTAGATGTTAAAGCAAAAAAATCTTTAATGAAATATTTAGAAGAACGTAATGACGATGACCCAGCACTCTTTGTTACAAAACGTAGACCTTTTAAGCGTCTTGCAAGAGCAGGAATGGAACTGGTTGTAAAACAAATAGGTGCAAGGGCTGGTGCACATCTAATTACTACAGTGCACGTCTTCCGGAAGACATTTGCGAGTGTACTGTACTTAAAGACAAAGGATATTGTATTTGTGTCACGGTTGATGGGGCATTCCACAACGGATATAACCATACAATACTATCTGTGCGAAGACATTGAAGATATGAGAATTAAACATAACAGAGCTGCCTAGACTTAAATATTAAAGGAGAATTAAATGAACAATAAAATGGAAATGCAGAAGGAAAAGAAAGTGTTGGAATGGTATTTGGGGAAAATGTACAGGGCAAAACTCAGAAAGCATCAATTAAACAGAAGACTTCAGGAGATAAATGACGAATTGAATTCTCCAATTGGAGGGAAAGGGTATTCAGCTATGCCACGGAGTAGCGGAGGAGTTAGCCAAGGAGCTGCAAGTATAGTTATGCGGATAGCTGAAATTGAGGACCGTATAGAAGATCAAAAGAATACTATAGCAAATGCGATGCTTAAAGTTATGGATATAATGGATTACTTACCAATAAATACAATGGAGAGATACATACTTGAGTTAAGATATATCGATTGCCTAAGTTGGAAGAGAATACAAGAGGAGGCACATATGACACGGAATCCATGTAATAATTATCGTAACTCTGCACTGCATATACTTCTACAGAATAAACGAGTTAAAAAGATTATAAAAGATAGTGAATATGAGTATAACGATTACATTGAAAAAACTGGTGAGAAAAATGATTAGGAATAATTAATCGTTATCATAGAAGCTTATATTACTATGGCTTAAAAGAAGTGTGCGACAACATGTATACTTTGTGGGGCGATATGTAACAGGGTATAGGAGATCACTGCCACAACTAAGCATTAAGGAGGGAGAAGAGATATAAGGTTGATCTACTATGCTTGCTGAAGATGTGTTTCTATTAAGCGAATTTATTAAGATCAAAGGACGTGAGGAGTAAGCAACAGGTGTTGACTGTATGTGATTTGATGTGATCATAACATATATGATATGGCAAGGTATGAGTAGATGCTGAGTGACCATAATGAGTACACAAAAGTACATTACTATGTGTTAATATAATAGCATAGAGATCAAGAGATACATAGGGATAAGTGTAGAGATATATTTTGATAGTTTAAAACGAACTTCGTTAGAAAGAAAGAGAGCTACTGTGCCTGACAAGTGTAAGAAAATTGAATGAATAGAATGAAGAGCAGCCAAAGAGGCTGCTCTTTTTGCTGAAAAAGTGCACAAAAAGCGTAGGTACTACTTGGACATAATTTTAAGTGCGGGGCGGGGAAGGCGCATAGTTTTTCTCTGTAAAAGCGATTTTTTAGGGGTATTTCCTTCCGCTTTGGAGGTCAACATTTGTAAAAAATTAGAGGGTGAAGAAAGAAGTTGAATTCAGGGGGCGTCATTTATGCTTGTTAATCAAAAGGAATTGGCCAGAGTGCTTGGAATTACTGATAGAAGGGTTCGGCAACTACGAGAAGAAGGATTCTTTTCGTTCTCTGAAAATGGCAAGAGATATGAACTTGAAAAGTGTGTGCCGGAGTTTATTGAGTATAAGGTAAAAGCGGAAACGGGTAATGGTGCATTACTAAATAAAGATCAGGAACAGGCAAAACATGAAATAATAAAAAAAGAGATATCAAAGTTAAGATTAAGGAAATTGCGAAAAGAACTTCATGAAGCTCAAGATGTAGAAGATTTTTTGAGCAATATGTTACTTAATTTTAGAAACCGTTTATTGGCTATTCCGGCTAAAGTAGCAATGCAGGTAGTCGGAGAAAAAGATGTACATAGGATAAACAATATTCTTCAGAAAGAGATGCTGGAGACATTAGAAGAATTATCGGAATATGATCCGGAAGAGATAAATGGAGAAATCGATGATATTGAAGAGGAAGAAGAGGAAAATGAAGATGCAGAATAGCGGCATGGGATAGGTGATAATTTGAGCAGCAGGGGGAGAAGCAGAAACAAAACACGTAATTTATTTAAACGAATAATAAAAAAGACATTAGCAAAACCAGAACAACTTAAAGTTAGCGAATGGGCTGAAAAATACAGGGTACTGGATGAAACCAGCAGTATTCCGGGGAAATGGTCAAATGATATCACACCATATTTGAAAGAAATAATGGACAGTTTTAATGACCCATATATCGATCATATAAACTTCTGTAAACCGACACAGGTTGGAGGTACTGAAGCGTTACTAAATATGATCGGTTTTATTATTACAGAAAACCCATCACAAACCATGATAGTTTACCCAACAGATGATCTTGCAAAAAATATTTCAAATGACAGATTAAAACCGGCATTTAGAAAAAGTCCAAGATTGAAAGAAAGATTCTTGGAAACAAAGTCAAAAGAACTGGATTTGAAGTTTAAAGGTATGAATTTATACTTAAGAGGATCAAATTCACCATCAAAACTGGCGTCAAATCCGATTAAGTATTTAATGTTTGATGAAATTGATAAAATGGGAGGCGCTTCAAAAAAAGAAGCTTCACCTTATAATCTGGCATTAGAGAGAACAAAGACATATAGAAATACCAGGAAGGTATATACATGTTCAACCCCGACTTTAAAAGATAATTATGTGTGGAAGTTTAACACAGAGGCGGAAGATCAGAGACATTATTTTGTACCATGTCCACATTGCAATACAGAGATAGAGTTGAATTTTAAACAAATTATTTTTGATAGAAACAAAGAAATAACGATAGCAGATAGAGCAGAAACAGCTATTTATGTTTGTCAGGAATGTGGATGTGAAATAGAAAATAAAGATAAACCGGAAATGCTGAGAAATGGTAAATGGAAAAGTGTGCAAAGAAAATGTACAGGGAATCCCAAAAGTGTTTCTTTTTGGATGAATTCACTTTATTCCATTTTTGTAAGCTGGGAAGATGTTGCAAAAGAATTTTTGGAATCAAAAGCAGATCCGGAAAAATTACAGAACTTTGTAAATTCATGGCTGGCGGAACCTTGGGAAGATACGAAATTAAAAACAAATGCAGATTTAGTACTGGAAAGGCAAACAGATATAGAAGCGTTTATAGTACCGGAATGGGCAAAAATATTGACCGGGGGAGTAGACGTTCAGGAAAATTGCTTGTATTGGACGATCAGGGCATTTGGTGATTTCATAACCAGTCAGAATATCGCTCATGGACAGGCTTATTCATTTCAGGATATTGAAAATGTTATGAATTTAGAGTACAAAATGAAAGATGGTACAGGAATGGTAGTTTCTTTATGTTTGGTAGATTCCGGAAATGATACAGACAGTGTATATGATTTTTGTGCATATAATTCTGATTGGGCATATCCATGCAAAGGAGCATCAAATCCACTTCTAAGCCACTATAAGTTAAGCAAGGTAAATAAAACAGACAGCAAAGCATATGGCATGAACCTGGTTATGGTAGATGGCGGGAAATATAAGGATATGATTGCTGGGAGAATGATGAAAGAAAATGGGAAAAGTGCATGGATGGTTTACAAGGGATGTGATATGGAGTATGCGCAGCAGGTAACCGCAGAACATAAAGTGAATGTTAAAAATGGAGTTAAATCAAGGCTGGAATGGAGACCTAAAACATCTCATGCAGATAACCACTATTTGGATGCAGAGGTTTATTGTTTGGCGGCTGCCGATATATTGGGGATCAGAACGATGCATTTACAGAAAGAAGAAGAGGAAGAAACTAAAAAAGAAACATCATTCACACCAGAAGAAATGTGGATCGATAAAAATGAAACAGGTAAATGGATTTAGTGTAAGAGAAGGGATAGATAACTATGAATGATGGAAAAATGACCGCTGAAGAAATGCTTGAACAGGTAAATACAGCTATTTTTGCTGTATTAGTAGGTGGGCAAAGTTATCAGATCGGGTCAAGGAAACTTACAAGGGCAGATTTAAATTTATTGTATAAGATGAAAAACGATTTGACGGCGCAAGTAGTTCAAGATGGAAATGGACATTTGCTGGATGATACGTTTGTTGCAGTCTTTTCAGGGAGGTAAATCAATGGCAAATTGGATTGACAATATGATTGGTTTTGTATCTCCGGAGAGAGGGGCAAAGCGTGAAGCCTGGAGACAGAACATGGAATACATGCGCAGTAATTATGATGCAGGCGGTCATTCAAGATTAAATGCAAATTGGAGGGTAACGAACCAAAGCGCAGAGTTTACCGACCGATATGATCGGGAAAATGTAAGGGCCAGGGCACGTGATCTTGAAAGAAACAGCGACATGATGAATTCAGTCGTTGGGGCATTTAAAAGAAATGTTGTAGGAGGTGGGTATAATCTTCAAATAACAACTGGAAATAAAAAAATTAATGAGCAGTTGCAGGCGGCATGGAAGAAATGGTGCAAAAAAAGAAATTGTGATGTTACAGGAACACAAAGTTTTATGCAAATAATGAGAATGGCGGTTGAAAGAAAAAAGGTTGATGGCGGGATCATGCTGGTAAAGCGGTATACAGAGTTGGGATGTCTGCCATTCCAAATACAGGCGGTAGAAGTTGATGAATTGGATTCCTCTCAAATGATCGCTAAAAATGCCGGAAATAAAGTAGTGGGAGGAATCGAATACAATTCATATAACCGGCCAATCGGATACTGGATCAGGCAATATAGTCTGGATGGTTTTTCCGTAGGGGAACCAAAATATTTGGAAGCAAAGGATGTGATTTTTTATTTTACCAAAAAGAGACCTTCACAGGTAAGAGAAATTTCGGATATGAGTCAAACAATAACAAGAATCCGCGATGCAAATGAATTTATGACAGCAGTATCGGTAAAAGAAAGAATCATGGCTTGTTTTTCTGTTTTCATTAAGAAAGCGATACCAACAACAGGGATAGGAAGAGGAAACCAGAATTCCGGGCCACAACATGATTACGAAGGAAAAACATTGGCTCCAGGTATGATCAAGGAGATGAATATAGGAGATGAAGCCCAGGTGATAAATCCTACTGGGCAATCTGCAGATGCGTCCCAATATATAAAGCAGATGCAGAGGTTAGTGGGCGCTGGGCAAGGGATAAGCTATGAAGCTACGGCAAGAGACATGTCAGAAACAAATTACTCCAGCGCAAGGCAGGGGTCGATAGAAGACGATATGACATATCAGGAAGAGAAAGAGCTGCTGATCGAAATAATGGATGAGATTTATGAGACATTTGTTATTTCGTGCTATATGGCGGGGATGGTAGACATTCCTGATTTTTGGGAGAAGAAAGAAAAATACATGGCACATGAATGGATTCAGGTTCCGAAACGCTGGATAGATCCACTGAAAGAAGCAAATGCAAATAAAATAGCTCTTCAAACATTGCAAAAAACGTTTCAAGACATTTGTTCGGAAAATGGACGTGATTGGAAAAAACAGATAGACAGTATGGCAGATCTGGAGGCATATGCAAAAGGGAAGGGAATTGACATTACATCATTCATATATACAGATAAAAAGAATGATGCAGCTAAAAGCAGTAAGAAAGATGATAAAAAGAAAGAAGAGGAGGTAGTGAGTGTTGGGAACAACGGGAATAACACCAAAAGAAAATGAAAGATTGGAAAGAAGTATCGCAATCACCGCGATAAGGGCGCTTGAGGGTGAGGGAAATGAAAGAAAATTTGAACTTAGCTTTTCCAGTGAAGAACCATATTCGCGATACTTCGGAAGTGAAGTATTGGATCATTCGGATGGTGCAGTCGATTTAACGCGATTGAATGAAATTGGAGTATTACTTTTTAATCACAAGCGTGATTATGTGATTGGAAAAGTATTAGATTCACGGATTGATAATAACAGAGGCATAGCCACTGTAGAATTTGATGATGATGAAGAGTCAGAACGTATTTGTAAAAAAGTAAAAAACGGAACACTGAAAGGGGTATCGGTAGGATACCGAGTTGACAGTTGGGAGGAAGTAATGGCAAACAAAACGTCTGCCGATGGAAAATATACTGGACCAGCGTATATTGCAAGAAAGTGGCAACCGTATGAAATTTCTATTGTTAGTGTTCCAGCTGATTCTACTGTTGGGGTAGGCAGAGAGATGGAGCAAAAAGAAAAGGGAGTAAGCAACACAGATGTTTTTGAACGTCAACTTCAAATAAATAAAAATTTAGGAGGAATGTAAAAATGGAAAAAAAGCAGAAAAGAGGAAATTTAATTCTTCGGCAGCAGGAAATTGTTAAAGCAGCAAAATCAGAGGGCAGAGAATTATCAGATGAAGAAAAAAGAGAATTTGATACAGCACAGTCTGAAATTGAGAATTTAACAAGGGAAATTGAAAATGAAGGGGTTACCGGGGAAACCGGAAACAAGGACAATGATAACTTCACAGGATCAAGAGGAATAACGGAGGAAAGAAACCGAATAATTGAAATTTCGGATATGTGCCGTGAATTTGAGATGGATCCAGAGAAAACCAGGGAACATATCAAAAATGGAGACAGTGTAGAAACCGTAAGGGCAGCAGTTTTAAACAGGGTAAGAGAGAATAAAGCACCAATCGGAAGCCGCGCAACGTTGGTAGGAGATTCAGAAGACAAGAGAAGAAGTGCAATGACGGATGCATTGTTAATGAGAAGCGGCACCAATCTGGATAACCCGGCACCAGGCTCAAGGGAATTCATGGGAATGACACTGAGAGATATAGCGATTGACTGTTTATCAAGAGAGGGAGAAAATAATGCATTTACGAGGTCCACAGATGAATTATTTACCTTGCTCCAAAGAGGATTCTATAATCCAACGGCAGCATTCCCGGCTATTTTGGATAATGCGATTAACAAAGCGTATGTGGAAGGACACAGAACAGCCCCAGTTACATTTGATAAATGGACAAAGCGTGGAAGTCTGAAGGATTTTAAAACATACGATAATAATTATTTAGCTGGGCCTGTTGGAGAATTTTTAGAAGTGCCGGAGGGTGGAGAATTAAAGCATGATGTATTTGGAGACGAAAAGAAACCAACCAGAAAATTAAAAACATATGGAAGACAGTTTACATTAACGCGGCAGGCATTTATAAACGATGACATTGATCTGGTAACAAGAATACCGGCAAAATACGCAGCAAGTGCCAGAAAGACACAAAATAAGCAGGTATATCAGATACTTACGAATAATCCGGCGGTTTATGATGGGACAGCTTTATTCAGCTCAAAACATATGAATTTGTTGTCTAAGGGAACTGGAATTACAAAAGAAGCTGTTCAGGGAATGATTATGGCTTTACAGAACCAAATAGATGAATTTGGAGAAGCTATAATTATTAGACCGGCGACAATTATTGTTCCTTCAGGATATGCATTTGATATGTATACATTGTTCTTCAGCCCTACCATAAATACAGAAGGAAATACACAGTCTGTAAATCCATTGTATCAATACAGAGACAGCATTCAGGTAATCGAGGATCCTACAATTAATGTACTGTGTGGAGGATTTGGAAATGTAATGCCTTGGTGGCTGCTTGGATCGAATGCAGATACTGATTTTATTGAAGTGGATTATTTAAATGGACAGGAAGTACCTACCATTAGAAGAATGGAAACTCCGGGACAGCTTGGATTTGTATGGGATATCTTTTTAGACTGGGGAATTAGTGTAATGGATTTCCGGGGAGGTATCAAGAATCCAGGAATTGAAATTAAGAATCCAATTGAATTGGCATAAGGAGGAGAGGAAATTATGAGTAAAGCATCATATTGGCAAAGAGGAGAAACTTTAGATTTTAAAAACGATACGGATCAGATGATAGAAGAAAATACAATTATTAAAATTGTAACAAGAGTAGGAGTTGTGGGTGCGCCCATAGCTCCAGGAGAAATAGGAAGCCTGCATGTATCCGGGGTATTTGAAATGCCGAAAAAACAAGGGGAAGAGTTACTTATTGGAGAATTGGCATACTTCGATGGAAATGAGATTACAAAGACTGAAACCTCAAATACGTTGGCTGGATATGCAGCAGCACCAGCAGGAGCAGATGACAAAAATGCAATTATTAAGCTAATGGGATAGGGGTGGTTACATGTTAATTGCAACATATCCGATATTGTATCAGTCACATCAGTATCAAGTTGGTGATGAATTGCCAGCAAATAATAGTGAAATGGTACAGGCGTGGATTGAGGCTAAAACAGCTGCATGGGTAGAAAATTTGATACAGGATAAGCCTAAAGCAAGACGTGTAACCGCACAGGCAGGATTAGCCGGCACTTCAATTACCTCTGAAACGGGTGAAGATCTTGTGGGAAGGATACCAGACAGCATAGTAAGGGAAAAGCCAAAAAGGGTGGTAAAGAAAAAATGACATTCAAAGATATTATACGGAATGATATAGATTTGTTTGTAAATCAGGATGAATTTGCAGATATGCATCTGATTGATGGCAAAGAAATGCCCGTAATGATTGACAATAATGAGCAGGTGGAACGAGAAAAAAGAATGACACAGCACATGGATGGTATTTATAAAAAACAAATGCTAATCTATGTTAAAAAATCAGATTATGGAGTACTGCCTGCGATCGGAAAAATATTAAATTTGGATGGACGTGTTTATAAAATTATGGATGCTATTGATGAGGATGGAATATTTTCTATTTCTCTGGAGGCGAACAGATCATGATTAATGTAGAGGTTGATAAAGTAAGCTTGCAAAAAGTTGAGAAAAAACTTGGAAAGTTACAATCAAAAGCCCCTGAAGTTCTGAAAAAGGCATTAAATCAAACAGCGAAACAGGCCAGAAAACAATTATCTCAGAAAGCGCAAGAAACATATGCTGTAAAGTCCGGAAGATTTAATAAAAGTATGTGCATAAAAAATGCCACAAATGGAAACTTAGAGGCTGAAATTCGATCACAGGGTAAACCAATGGAATTAAAAGACTTTAAAGTTTCACCTGCGACTGCAGCAACAGGTGCAAATAGACCGGATATAGTAAAAGCTAAGGTTGTCAAATCAAATGGTATGAAAGGATTAGCAAAGGGGAATGTAAAAGCTTTTGTGGCTAAATTTGGTTCAGGGCATGGATCTGTTGCGCAAAGAAGAGGTAAGGAAAGATTGCCGCTTAAAGTTTTATATTCGAATTCCATACCTAAAATGCTTGGAAGTGAAAAAAGGGTTTATGGAATTGTAAAACCGGATATTAATAATAATTTGAAAAAGAATGTAAATATTCAAATTAAGAAGTTGGTGGGGTAAAGTTAATGACAGCATTTGAACTTCAAGAAGATTTAATAACTGAGATAGAGGATGTATTGAGGAATGTTAAGTTGAGAAATACATCTGGTAAATTCACACAAATAAAAGGATATGAGCAGTCATTACCGATACAACGGGAAGATGAGCCAGAATTATTTCCGTATTTTATAGTACGGATCGATAGCGGGTCAATTGATAGTGATATATCCTGGCAGGATGTAAAAATAATATTGCTATTTGGAATCTATGATGAAGCTGAAGACACAAATGGACATAAAGATATTTTAAATTTAATTGAAAAGGTTCAACAACGATTTCAAAAGATTCCACATTTAAATAAAAAGTTTAAAGTGGATGCAAAAATGGAATGGACGCTTCAGGACGAAGATACATTTCCATATTACTTTGGTGGTATGGAGTTGGTATTTAATACAGCAGTTGTAGGAAAGGAGGATTTATTTTCATGAAAGTTAAGGAAACGCTTAAAGCAAATACGGTAGTTTATATAGGACCGACAATAAATGGTGTAGCAATTGAAAATACAACATTTAACAATGGAATTTCACCGGAATTACAAGCAGCTATTAAACGGTGCCCAGCAATAGGAAATCTATGTATTCCGGTTAGAGAATTAAGCGGGGCATTAAAACAATTATCATCTCAAAAGGGATCCGTATTTGAAATGTATAAAGCAGCACTGAAGTACCAGAAAGGGGAATAGGAAAGATGGGAAAAGAACATGGAATAATTGTAACAGAAAGCCCTACAAGTTTAGCAGTACCAGTAGAGGGTACAGCCGGTTTACAGGTGGTTTTTGGTACTGCGCCTATAAATATGTCACCGGAACCAGAAAATGCTGTTAATACGCCAGTATTGGTATATTCATTTGGTGAAGCTGCCGGGAAATTGGGGTATTCGGAGGATTGGGAAAAATATACATTGTGTCAGAGTATGGATGCAGCATTCCGAGTATTCAATGTAAGCCCAATTATTTTTGTAAATGTTTTAGATCCAGCAAAGCACAAGAAAAGTGTCAGTGAGGAAACAATCAATGTAGAAAATAAGCAGGCAATTGTTAAAAAAGAAGGAATACTATTAAAGAGTATCGTTATTAAAAAAGGATCAGAGGAACTTAAGACAGTAGAAGATTATATTTTAGGATTTGATTCTTCTGGATATGTAGCAATCACAATGACAGATACTGGAAAAGGAGCAGATGCTTCAACAATTCAAATTACATATGATGAACTGGATCCAAGTAAAGTAACGAATGCAGATGTTATCGGTGGATATGATGTGGCCACTGGGAAAGAAACTGGAATTGAATTGTTAAGGCAGATATATCCGAAATTTAATATGGCACCAGGATTATTACTTGCGCCGGGATGGAGCCATAAAACAGATGTAGGAGCAGTTTTACAGGCAAAATGCGAAAAGATTAATGGGTTATTCCGGTGTAACTGTATATTGGATCTTGACACTTCCACAGCACAAAAGTACACAGATGTGAAGGAAGCAAAAGAAAACAGTGGATTTGTAGATGAAGATGCTATTGTGGTATGGCCAATGGTTAAGTCTGGTGGAAAAAAGTATTACTACTCTGCTATATATGCTGCTATGACTGCATTTACAGACGTTGAAAATGATGATGTACCAACTTTATCTCCATCTAATAAACTATTAAAAATAGCAGGGGCATGTCTGAGTGATGGAACAGAAGTGAATTTGGACCAGCAGCAGGCAAATGTTGTAAATGGATACGGTGTAGTTACAGTCCTAAATCAGAATGGTTGGAGGAGTTGGGGAAACAATACAGCAGCATATCCCGGAGTATCAGATGTAAAAGATATTTGGATTTGCGTAAGACGAATGTTTTCATGGCATTCTAATTCATTTGTACTTACCTATATCAATAAAGTAGATGATCCGGCAAATTACCGACTGATAGAATCAATTGTGGACAGCGAAAATATCAGGTGCAACGCATTGACACCGGATAAATGGGCAGGTGCAAAAATAGAATTCAGGGCTGAAGATAATCCAATAACGGGGGTCCTGGGAGGTAAAATGAAATTTAAACAATATATTTCACCATATGTGCCAGCTGAAGTAATCGAAAATGATCTTGAATATGATGTTGACATGCTGGAAGCTGCATTAGGAGGTGGACAATAATGATAAGAATACCTGAAATTATTAATAATTACAATGTCTATACCGGTGGAAATGCACTTGTTGGAATATCCGGAGAAGTAGAACTTCCGGATCTGGAAGCCATGACAGAAACATTAAGTGGTCCGGGGATTTTAGGGGAAATTGAAAAGGCAGTAATAGGAAGATTTGGCAGTATGAAACTTACGATTCCATTCAATGTGCTTTACATTGACATATTTACATTGTTGGATACAACATCCAGTTTAGAACTTACACTGCGTGGATCCATTCAAACTACGGATAAGGCCACTGGAGCAATTGATTATGTTGGAATGAGAATTATCATAAGAGGTGTTGCCAATACAACAAAATTGGGAAAAGTTGCTCAGGGAGCAAAAACAGAATCTTCGGTTGAATTAGAACTATCTTATATCAAGGTTGAAATAGACAGCAAAGAAAAGATTGAGTTAGATAAGCTGAATTGTGTATACAAAATAAACGGAAAAGACATTCTTGCAAAAGTAAGATCACAGTGTTAGGAGGAAAAGAATATATGAATAAAGAAGCAGAGAATAATGTAACTGAGGTAATTGATAAAAGAGGGGATGTAATTGAAAATGATTTAGTTGTAAATTTGCATAAGCCATATAAATTTGAAGGCAGCACGTATGAAAAAATAAATTTAACAGGGCTGGAAGATCTTACCACGGAAGATATGATTGCAACAAATAAAATTTTAAACAGAAGTGGAAATACATCATTACTACCGGAGAATGATATCGAATATGCGTGTGTAATAGCTGCAAGGGCAACGAAACTGCCTATTGAATTTTTTAGAAATTTGCATCCAAAAGATGCAATTAAGGTTAAGACTAAGGTGTCAAATTTTTTATTCGGATAGGCATAAGCCCGAATGATGTAAAGAAAATAAGGCAAGTATGCATAGCACTTTCAATAAATTTAAAGACAGGCCTGGATTATTTCATGGGTCTGTCTATTTTTGAGCTTATAGAACTTATAGAAGATGTGAAGGAGGTGAGTGACATAAATGGCAGGGGATTATAAAATTGCAATAAAAATTGCGGGGCAACTAGAAAAATCTTTTGGATCAGCAATTAATGGTGCAAAATCAGGGTTTAATGCATTAGGAAAACTTGGCAAGATTGGAGCGACGGAAATGGCAGCATCTGCCGCGGCGATTGGTGCAGTTACCGTTGCAAGCGTAAATGTAGGTAGAGAATTTGAATCTGCGATGTCTTCCACTGCGGCCACAGCAGGTGCAACTGGAGAGGATTACAACAAACTTCGGGATGCAGCTATGGAAATGGGAAGAAAAACATCAAAAACAGCAACAGAAAGTGCTCAGGCATTAGAATATATGTCACTTGCAGGATGGACCGTTCAGCAATCTATTACTGGACTTCCATCCGTTTTACGTCTATCTGAAGCAACTGGACTGGACCTGGCCAGGACATCCGATTTGGTAACGGATTCAATGTCTGCATGTGGAGTTACAGTTGATGGACTTGCCGGATTTTTAGATGTATGTGCAAAAGCCAATAATAAATCAAATCAGACGGCAGAACAGCTCATGGAGGCTTATATTGGTGTTGGTGGAACAATGAAAAATTTAAATGTTCCTATAACAGAGAGTGCTACTGCGCTAGGGGTATTGGCTAACAGAGGTATTAAGGGATCAGAAGCAGGAAACGCATTGAATGCCATTATGGTAAATTTAACTACTGGTACCGGTCAGGCAGGGAAAATGATGGAAAGCCTTGGAATATCGGCTTTTGATAGCCAAGGTAAGTTTGTTGGACTTGAGGGGACATTACAATTACTAAATGGAAAACTTCAGGGACTCACAGAAGAGCAAAGAAATGCAGCATTGGCGGCTATTGGCGGTAAGCAGCATGTGGATGCTCTGAATGATTTGATGTCAGGACTAAATACTACAACGTCAGAGGGTGTTTCAGAGTGGGAAGCGTTAGATAAAGAATTAAATAATGCATCTGGATCACTGGACACAATGGCTCAAATGAAACTGGATAATCTAAATGGAGACTTTGCTATATTTCAATCTGCATTAGAGGATACTGGAATTAAAATTTATGATAATTTAAATGCACCATTACGGGAAGCAACACAATTTGGAACGGATATGGTATATCAACTTTCAGATGCACTTGCTTCAGGAGGATTTGATGGTTTTGTAGGTGAAATAGGAAATGTATTATCAGAGGTCATATTAAAGATTGCGGAATATGCCCCACAGGTATTAGATATGGCAACCAGTATGGTTATGAGTTTTGCAAGTGGGATCCAGAGTAATTCAGGAAAAATAGCAGAAGGAGCGGTAGAAATAGGATCTTCTCTTTTATCTGGGATAATTCAGATAATACCGCAGCTTATTATTACCGGCGCAGATCTAATTGCAAAATTTGCACAAGGAGCAGCACAGAGACTTCCGGAATTGATCAATATGGGGGTTGAAGGGATCCAAAATATTGTTAGTGGTATCAATGCAAACCTGCCTACAATTATATCATCAGCTGTAATCATTATAGGTTCTTTGCTACAAGGATTAATGGAAGCGTCACCTTCTTTAATTCAGGGGGCAATTCAGGCGATTTCAGTTTTATTACAGGGATTAATTAGCGTAGCACCTATGTTAATTAGTTCCGGTATGCAATTTATAATGATGGTTTTACAAGGGCTGGTTGCGGCAGCGCCTATGATCGTACAGGGAGCACTGCAACTTATTGCTATGTTTATTCAAGGTATAGCGGCGTTGCTTCCAAACATAATACCGATGGGAATACAGTTAATCTATGCTATATTAGATGGGTTTATAAGTGGAATGGGATCTGTAGGAGAAGCAGTAGGGCAATTGGCATTCTCACTTGTAGAAGCAATATTTTCAACGGACTGGATAACATTAGGATTAGATATTATAGAGGGCATTGTAAACGGTGTATGGGAAGGGATAAAAGGATTTGGAAAAGGTGTATGGGAAGGAATAAAAGGGTGGTTTACGGGTGAAGAGACAGATATGTCGGGAGCCGGCCAGGAGTTTTCTTCCAGTTTTGCAGACGGTGTAAACTCTTCCTCGGCGGCACATACGGCAGCAGAATATCAGGTTAATTCAACCATTCAAGGATATAGCAATGCGAATTTAAGCGGAGCAAATACAGCGGGATTACAAGTTGGAAATTCCTATTTAGATGGTCTTACAACAAGTGTACCGGGAATTAATACAACAGCGTTTCAAATTGGGACAGGTAGCGTAGACAGTTTAAATGAATCTCTTTTGTCATCACAGAACACCTTAAATTTAAATGCAATGCAAATGGGGACATCCACGGTAGGAAGTTTAGAAACTGGAATGAACATGGGAATGACCGGGGTAACGAACACGGCACAGACAGCTGCTACCGATAGTATTATGGCTATGCAAGATGGAATTTCAAGTGGTGCCGAACAGATTAAAATAACGGTACAGGACTTAAGTACTTCGATTAGTGATTCCTTAAAAACATGTTTCGAAGGAGTAAATACGGATGCTTTAACAAACTGGAACGGGTTGACAACACAAATTCAGACATCTGCAACTAATATCACAACGGCAGTTATTGGGATGAAGACTAAAGTAAATTCCACGTTCAATACGATAGAAGCATCAGGAAAAGCCAAATTCAGTTCTCTTGGAATAGCAATTGTTACATCAGCGATAACAACATCAACAACAATGACAACGTTATGGAATTCAGCAAAGGCATCATTAATAGCCACTTGGCAAAGTTTATCGGGCGGTTTTGCCTCTGCTTGGTCATCTGTACATGCAACGGCTGTGAGCATGGCATTAAGTACTGCGGCGGCAATCAAATCAGCATTTGAAAATATGACAATCACAATACCACGTCCTAAAATACCAAAAGTAGATGTTTCGTTTAGAAAAGTAGGGGATGGAAAATCAGAAGTAAATGTGCCAGACTTTTCAGTATCATATTTTGCAAAGGGTGGTATCATGCAAAATCCAACTATGTTTGGAATGAATGGAATGAGTCCAATGGTAGGCGGTGAAGCTGGACCAGAAGCGATATTACCGCTCACAACACTGTGGGAAAAATTGAAAGAGATTGTAACTGGAATTTTTGATAGCAAAGAAATCGGAAAAGACTCAGGAGTTTCAAAAATTTTGGATTATTTCAATGGAGGGGAAACAAAGAGTAATTCTATTGGAACATCGGATACTTCTAAAATTGAGTATTCACCAGTTTATAATTTTTATGGACAAAGTCCCAGCCAACAGGATATTTATGCAGCAGGTAAAATGTCACAAGACGACTTTGATAAAATGATGCGAGAATGGGCGAGGAATAATGAACGAGTGGCATTTTAGGAGGTCATTATGGGTAAGTATGAGACGATCCAAGGGGATACGTGGGATGCAATAGCTTTTAAAGTATATGGAGAAGAAAAATATATGAGATATCTAATGGAGGCTAACTGGAGCCTATTGGATATTATGATGTTTTCGGATGGAAACATTTTAGATGTTCCAGATTTACCAGATGAAACAGATGAAGATATACCAGATTGGAGAATTGTACCTGACGAAGAAGATGTTTTTGTAGCAGACGAAGAAGGTGATTTTGATGGCTGATTTGACGGGAAGAAAAGCAGTTTTATCTTTGTCTTTTAATGGAAAGAACATGAAGCAGTCACTTACAGATTATATAACATCGTTTGAGTATACAGATCCTGCAACGGGTGAAAGTGATTCCATATCCATTACTTTCCAAAATATTAATAAATATTGGCTGAATAAATGGTATCCGAGAAAAGGCAGCCGCATTAGGGCAAGTGTAAGTCTAAAAGATTGGGAAAAAGTAAAGACATCGAAAAAGATTCAATTTGGTACTTTTACACTGGATACATTTAGCTTCTCGGGTAGGCCTATGACTGGTAAATTCTCGGCCTTGTCAACACCGGCTGCGGAAGCATTTAAAACGACAATTCGGACAAAAACATGGAAATCTATAACCATACAGGCAATTGCAGGGGAAATAGCACAGAGATATAATTTGGGATTGGTATATGATGCAGATAATATAAAAATAGGATCCATAGAGCAGAGTGACAGGGGTGACAGTGATTTTCTATACGATATATGTAAAAATTATGGATTGGGAATGAAAGTATTTTCTAATAAAATAATTATTTTTGATGAAGAAAGATATGAGGAAAAGAAATCAGTTCTCACATTGAAAGAAACTGATTTTTTATCATGGGATTTCCAAGACACATTAATTGGAACCTATACAGGGGGGAAAATCAAATATACAGATCCTAATAATGATAAAGATTATACTATTACGGTAGGAGATGGAAGCCGGATTCTTAGAGTATCTGAAAAGGCAGATAGTTTAGAAGATGCAAGACGTAAAGTTACTGCTAAAGTAAATGAACAAAATAAAATGGCAACAACGTTAAATGTAACTATGGTAGCAAATCCTAAAGTGATTGCAACTGCAAATGTAACGATTACTGGTATGGGAAAGATAAATGGAAAGTATGCGATAAATAAGGTGAAACATTCGGTTGGAAAAGGATATACGATGTCTGTAGAACTTCGAAAAATCAGAAAGAGAATAAAAGGGTAGAGCATATGGATAGAAGTATCAGAATAGGAAGAGTATCAAATGTGGCATATGAGACCGGTATGATACAGGTGGTATACACGGATATGGATAATGCAACAACAGATGATCTTCCTGTTTTAACAATGAATCATGAATATTTAATGCCAGAGGTTGGTGATATGGTGTTGGTTTTGCATTTAAGCAATGGAGCAGCAATGGGAATCGTGATGGGTACTTTCTGGAGCAGAGTTAATAAACCGGCTGAGTCAGGAAAAGGATTATATAGGAAAGATTTTGATAAAACTGGAGAAGCATATATGAGATACAAGGAAAATGAGCTTAAATATGTTTCGCCCTCAATTGTATTTAAAACGAATGATGGAGAAATATCGGTAAAAGAAATTATGGATGCATTAAAATGAGGTGACGGGAGTGGCAAAGATAGGATATTTTGGATCCCTAATAACATTTAGGACTTCAGATAAAAAGATTTTGAATTTTCTTGATTTCAATCAGACTGTTACAGGAAGGTGGGCAGATCATGAAATTATTGGAAAAAAGCCAAAATCAGAATTTTTGGGTCCAGGACTAAGGCAGTTAAGCTTCAAAATTGAGTTGAATGCCATGAATGGTGTGAAGCCAAGAAAGATAATCGGGCAGATTGAAAGTGCAGTTGAGAAAGGTACAGTTGCCTACATGGCTATCGGGGGGAAAAAGGTAGGGAAGTATAAGTGGAGAATTACAAAACTGGATGAAAGTTGGGACTATATTTTAAATAAAGGTGAAGTTGTAAAAGCTACTACGACTTGGACGCTTGAAGAATATGTTCCACCAGCGAAAAAAAAGAAAAAGACAAAGAGTAAAACAACAAAGAAAAAATACAAGACAGGACAAATTGTTAATTTTAAAGGTGGGATGCAGTATACATCCAATAAATCTAAAACAGGGCGTAAGGTAAGAGCTGGTAAAGCTAAAATAAAAATAATCTGTAAAAGTAAAGCACATCCATATTTTCTGGTACATACAGATAAGAAAAGCAATGTAAATGGGTGGGTGAATAACGGAACATTTAAATAAGGAGCAGATATGAAAAACAACATAATTCCACAAATTGTTTTCGACTATGAAGATGAAGAAGCGGATTATATAAGAGAATGTTTAACCACTTTGATAGAAACGGTAGAAGGAACTGTACCAGGAAACCGGCAGTTTGGATTAAATAGTGAATACCTATCATATCCGCAGGAAGAAGCAGAAAATTTATTTGCAATTGATTTATCCGAAAAGGTAGATGAATTTATGCCAGAGATTCAAATAATAGATACACAATTTAATATGGAAATCGATGGAAAAGTACACGCGATTGTAACTATTGGAAAAGGAGATGAAGGGGATGATGATTAATGGCTACAGGAATTATGGATGATTTACCGGAAGTATCATTTATTGATGATATGACATTTGATGAAGTACAGGCACAAATGATAGAAGATTTTCAAGATAAGTACGAAGAGATAACAGGTAAGAATATAGCCTTATCCCAAGCGGATCCTAATAGGCTTATTCTATATGCGTGTAGTGTTCAATTATTTCAGATGCTGATGTTTATTGACAGGGCAGGAAAGCAAGATCTATTAAAGTATTCATATGGAGAGTTTCTGGATAATTTAGCAGCACTTAAAGGGCTAAAGCGAGAAGCGGCAAAGCCAGCAGTAACTACTGTAAGGTTTTGCATATCCGATTTAAGAGAAGCGGGTGTTATTATACCAAAGGGAACGAAAATAACAGCAGCAGGAACAGACATTTATTTTGAAACTGTTAACGAAGTGGAAATAATACCGGGAAAGGAATATGTGGATGTTGATTGTGAGTGCAATAAGGAAGGAGAAATTGGAAACGGATTTGAAGCAGGAGAAATAAAAATTTTGACAGAACCAATCGGTTTTATCGGTAGTGTATACAACTTAGAGAGAACTGACGGCGGAATGGAAATAGAAGAAGATGAAAGTTTGTCTGAAAGAATATATTTAGCTCCTGCAAGTTATTCTACTGCCGGACCTGATGATGCGTATATATACTGGGCAAAAACATATAATGCTGGAATTGCTGATGTAAGAGTTACTTCTCCTAATCCAGTAGAGGTTGATATACGTTTTATATTAGAAGATGGGGAACTGCCTAATCAGGCAGTTATAAATGGTCTGCAAGAATATTTATCTGACAAAAAAATACGGCCGCTCACAGATCATGTCATAGTAGGAGCACCAAAAACGGAAGAATATAGCATTGATATTAAATATTGGATAAATAGCAGCACATCATCACAAGTAGAAAGTATAAAAGCCTCTGTGAATCAGGCGGTCGAAGATTATATAATCTGGCAAAGAGAAAAGATAGGAAGAGATATTAATCCATCAGAGATGACAAAGAGAATCATGGATTCAGGAGCAAAGAGGGTTGAAATAAAACAACCATTATTTAAAATTATTCCAGATACCTCAGTTGCGAAATTAGTAAACCAGACTATATCTTATGGAGGATTAGAAGATGATTAAAATTGATGAAGGTGAATTATTAAATGTAATTCCTTCTAATATGAAGACTCCGGAAGTTATTGCAATAAGCCATGCGCTGAAAAAGGGATTTCATAAAGCTCAAGAACTTGCAAACAGAACAAGAACATATAGTATCGTTCAAAATTTACCGGATGATATTTTGGATGTACTTGCTGTTGAACTTCGAACGATGTATTATTCAGAAGATTTACCACTTAATAAAAAACGGGATATTATCCAAAATACTTTACTTTGGCATCATAAGGCTGGAACTCCATATGCAGTAGAAGAACTGGTAAAAACATTGTTTGGGGAAGGAAAAGTAATTGAGTGGTTTGACTTTAAAGAGGGACCAGGACAGCCAGGAACTTTTGATATTGAAACAGAAGCTATTTCTAATCCAGATATAATTGATGAATTTGTTCAAATAATAAAAAAAGTAAAAAACACAAGGTCACATTTGAGGAAAATAAAAACATTACGTTTGATTGAAGGAAATTACTTTTCTGCATGTCGGGTATCCTGTAACTCAAGAATTGTAATTAGGTAAGGGGGTGTATAAATGTCGAGTTTTAATAATGCAGTATTAACCGACCAGGCAAGAAAACTTTTGGCGGAAGCACAGGCAGGTATTACAGGAATCAAATTTACAAAATGTGTAACGGGAGATGGAGATCATGTAAATGATGATCTGACAAAATGTACTTCGTTAAAAAGTAAGAAACAGGAATTTGGAATAAGTACTTATGATATTATTGATGAATCAACGATTTTACTGAAAATAATAATCAATAATATAGACTTAGATACCGGATATCATTTTAAAGAATTTGCTGTTTATGCAAAGGCATCCGCTCAAGAAGACAGCGAGGAATTTTTGTATACCATAGCTACCGCAAAAAGCAATAGATATGATTATGTTCCGCCTTATGATAGTTTAAGTCCACAAACAATAAACGTAGAGTTTTATACAACAATAGCAAATTCTGATAGCGTTACAATTGTCGGAGTAATGGGGACATTTGCAGATGCGGAAGAAGTTCGTGAATTAAAAGCACAGGTAAAGACCTTAGATGAAAACAAACCTGAGCTAGTTTTAATGGACGGGTTTGACATTCCATTATCAGAAAGAGGTAAAAATAAAATCTATCTAAAAGTTACGGACAAGCAGAGCGCAGGGGTCACTAATATAAAAGTAAGTCCAACAATGGGAATTACAATAGTTGATTAGGAGGATTAAGTAATGGAAGATTTAAAAAAAGTAAGGGTACAGCTTTTAAATGAAACAACCGGTGCAGTAGAAGAAGAAGTAGACGTATTAACGAGTGCAGCAGCTGTTTTATTTCAGGATGGTGAAACATTCCAACAAAAATTAGATACAGGTAAATTAACTGGACCGAAAGGAGCGACAGGCGCAGCCGGTTCCACAGGTGCGCAAGGACCAAAAGGAGATACAGGTGCAACGGGTGCCGTAGGACCAGCTGGACCGAAAGGAGAAACCGGATCACAGGGAATACAAGGGATCCAGGGACCAAAAGGAGATACAGGCGCTACAGGTGCCACGGGACCAAAAGGAGATACCGGATCACAAGGAGCAAAAGGAGATGCATTTTCCATTGCAAAAACTTATGTAAGCATAGCCGCTATGAATGCAGATTATTCCAATGCGGCAATTAAAGTTGGTTCTTTTGTATTAATTGAGACTGGCAATGTAAATGATCCAGATAATGCAAAATTATATGTAAAAGGTTCAACATCCTATACTTATATAACAGATCTATCTGGTGCCACCGGTATGACCGGACCGCAGGGACCAAAAGGTACAGACGGTGCAAAAGGTGCTACCGGAGCAACCGGACCAGCCGGGCCACAAGGAGCGCAGGGCGTACAAGGACCAAAGGGAGATACTGGAGCAGCAGGAGCCACTGGACCACAGGGACCAAAGGGCGAACCGGGTGTAGCTGGTGCAAAAGGAGATACCGGCGCAGCGGGAGCAGCAGCCACAATTGCAGTAGGCACCGTAACAACCGGAGCGGAAGGAAGCGCCGCAGCAGTTACGAACGCTGGAACGCCCAGCGCCGCAAGATTTAACTTTACAATCCCACGGGGAGCAACCGGTGCAACGGGAGCCAAAGGCGATACAGGTGTACAGGGGCCGCAAGGTTTAAAAGGAGATACAGGAGCAAAAGGAGAAACGGGAGCAACCGGACCGACTGGACCAGCTGGTGCAAAAGGTGAGCCAGGGGATACCGTAAAAGTTGGAACCAGTTTATCAAATGCAACACAGAAAAAGTTATTTTTTAAGGTGGTGAATTAGTGAATGGATAAATTAAAAATTGAAATACAAGACGAAAATGGAAATATTTATTACCCACATTCAAACTCGGATGTTATTTTTTTTGAAGATGGCGAAACATTTCAACAAAAATTAAACTCTGGGAAATTAACAGGTCCGAAAGGATCGACCGGAGCCACCGGCCCTCAAGGACCACAGGGAATAAAAGGAGATACAGGAGCAAAAGGAGACAGGGGACTTACTGGACCGCAGGGAGAAAAAGGAGATACCGGCGCAGCGGGAGCAGCAGCCACAATTGCAGTAGGTACTGTAACAACCGGAGCGGAAGGAAGCGCCGCAGCAGTTACGAATGCTGGAACGTCCAGCGCCGCAAGATTTAACTTTACAATCCCACGGGGAGCCACCGGAGCAAAGGGAGCTACAGGACCGCAGGGAATTAAAGGAGATACCGGAGCAACCGGACCGCAGGGTATACAAGGGATTCAAGGACCAAAAGGAGATACAGGCGCTACAGGTGCCACAGGGCCAAAAGGAGCTACAGGAGCAGCGGGAGCCGATGGCGCTACATGGTTATTGGGTACAACGGCACCTACTACGCAGGGGAAAACCGACGATTTTTATATTAATACAGCAAACTATGATATATATAGTAAAGCGACGGGAAACTGGACTAAAACTGGAAACATTAGAGGAGCAGTTGGTGCTAAGGGGGCAGACGGTAAAACTTGGTACACAGGTGATGACGGATTAGGACCAACCCAAGACGTGGGGAATGTTGGAGATTTCTATTTAGATACTACCACCTTTCAATTATGTCTTAAACATTCAAATGGTTGGGGACTGTTAGGAACCATTAAAGGACCTACAGGTGCCACAGGACCAAAAGGAGATAAAGGTGTTTTTGATACAAATTTAATTGTACAAAATGCAACAACAAATGACACCAATAAAGTACCAAGTGCAGCAGTGGCGAAAGACTTACAGGATCAGATATCTGAGATAAACACGAATATATCAACAACGTATAACTACGATAAAATGTATAATCTGTGGTATTCATCCGGTAATGTAATAACCGATAAAGTAGGTAAAATGATTATTGTAACTATTGCATTGCAAGCAAAGTCGCCTTTACCATTAAATGTATGGCATAAACTTATAGCTCTGCCGGCCGGATCCCGACCAGCCCACACTTTTTATGGCAACTACGACAATGGTACTTATAATACAACAATAAAAGTCGAGGCGAATGGGGATGTCTTGGTACTTTCAGGTAAAGCTATTGCTGCAAATGAATGGCTCGTTGGAAGTGTAATTATTGCTTGCTAAATACTATTTCCATCGTCCTATAGCTAACCACCTAAAAGGGCTATCATACGGAGTATTTGCATAAGGCGCACCCATTAATATTGCCCGAAATTTTGTAAAAGTTAAACCATCAAACATGATACCATTCTGGTAAGCAGGAGTCTCAAGAGTAAGATTTACACATACATGGCAATTAGTGCTAAAAGTATGAGGAAAACTTATATCTTTAGTTGAATTAGAATTTCCGTTGGTAGTAAGACTTCCGGAATAAAAACCCCATTGCAACATTGTCCCATCAGGTAATTTACTATATCCAATACCACCATTACCTAAATTCGTGTTTAGCACATCAATCAAAAATTAGAAAGGATTATATTATGGAAAAAATAAAATTGAATAATAATGAAACATTTGAAATTATCGTGAATGGAATTATAGAGTACGATAAAAGATTAAGAATTTCTTTTTTGCCAGGAGTAAAGAACCTTATAGAACTTGAAAATGAGTTTATTCAGGAAAATACACAAAAGATTTATCTTTTATCTAAAACAGACGAAGTATTAAAAGCTTTTTCAGGGTACACGAAGCTTGTTGGTATAGAAAAGCAAAAGGATGCTGTGATCGGGTATAACAACATTGAATCAGAAGAAAAACTGGTAACAGGGGATCTGATAATTGTATCATTGGAAAGACCAGATACTACAGAAAAAAGAATTGTGGCACTTGAAGAAACTGTTGACACTTTAACGTTAGAAATCTTGGGTATGTAGGAGGTATGTATATGTTTTACACAATTAAGAGAATTTATGGTAACACAAAGGATGCATCAGTTGTAGAAAAGGCCTTGGAAAAAGGCTGGATTACGGCAGAAGAAAAAGAAACCATTTTAGCAGAATAATGGAGGATATATGGAAGCACGTGCAGGACCTCAGGGTCTTTTTATTTTGCATAAAAATAAAATGCTGTGAACGACAGCGGAAAGAAGGAAACGCCTTTGGAAGCTATTTTTACTTATATAGCCACTAATTGGGTGGATTGGCTGTTCCTTGCTATAACAGGGATATTGGGTATTGGATACAAACAACTTGTAAAGCGACAAAAAGAAGAAAGTGTTAAAAATGTAGCCCTAAATGAAGGAATGCAGGCCCTTTTAAGAGATCGGATTATACAGGCGTACAACCATTATAATGACATGGAATACTGCCCTATCTATGCCAAAGAGAACGTGAAGCGAATGTACAGCGCTTACCATGTATTAGGCGGAAATGATGTTGCAACGAAACTTAAAGATGAATTGTTGGAAATGCCAACAGAAAAGAAAGAGAGGTAATATTATGGATATTACATTTTTATTAGATTTAATCAACCCGGTAATCTTAGGGATATGCTTACTTGCAGGATATGTATTAAAGCTGGCAGTTGCCAGTTTCCCGAACCGGTTTATTCCGCTTTCGGCCTTATTGCTGGGCACTATAATTTCTATACTTATTAATCTGCAATCTGGAATTAATGCAGAGGTTATTTTAGGCGGAATGATTTCTGGACTGGCAAGCACTGGTTTATACGAGATGTTAAGAAACTTAATAGACAAAGATGGAAAGAAGAACCAAGGAGAAGAAAATGAAAAAAATTAATAAGAAAGATTTGAAGGAATGCTTTGAACAGGCAAAAAGCGCATCGGCTAAATACGTTGCCGTATCTATTGAAACAAGAGGAATCAATGGTTTAGAGGTTATCATAAACCCAAAAGAAAACTTTACTGTTAAACAGGTGTATTATGAGAAAGCTTATACTGATGACTTGGTATTAAAAACGTATGACGGAATTCGTATCAGGCAGTTTTGCTGGGGAGATACATTTGCAGAATTAGAAGCGATATTAAATTGTAAGGCAGAATAGAGGGCGAGTGATCGCTCTCTTTTTTAGGAAAGGAAAGGTATAGTATATGAGTAATAAAATTTTATTAATCGCAGGACACGGAGAAGGAGACCCCGGAGCATGTAGCAAATGGGGACAGGAAGCTAATTACACCAGGGAATTAGCGACACTGGTACAGAAAAGCATTGGAGAAGCATTGGAAGTAACCATGTACCCGCAGAATCAAAACTGCTATTACCAGAGCCAGCGTGGAAACGCGCCGCAGTATCAAAACTACGACTATACAATTGAATTTCACTTTAATGCAAAAGGAAAAAAAGATCCTGATGGAGATGGAAGATTTACAGGCGTAGGTGGATACTATCATCCAAACAACACTGGAAGAGCAATAGCAGATTCGATTGTAGACGCTATTGCAGCATTGGGCTTTAAAGTGTGGCTAAAAGATACGTCTACTGGGTTGCTTAATCTTAACCGGGCGCAAGCGGCTGGAGCAAAATATTATCTTCTGGAAACCGCGTTCATCGATGATGGTGACGATATGGCATGGTATACCGCTAATAAGTCTAAGGTAGCAAAATGTATTGCACAGGTGCTTATCTCTGGACTGGGGGCATCTGGGAGCGCAGGAACACCGGACATTCCAGAAGCAGAGTTGTATCGGGTCCGTAGATCCTGGGAAGACGTAAAATCCCAGTTATTTGCTGGTACATTGGCTGGTGCAAAGAAGTGCTGCCCGACGGGGTATTCAGTCTATAACAGCAAAGGAAAACTGGTATATACCAATACTGCCAAAGGAACGCAGGCAACCGCATTTAAAAGCTGCTCGGAAGCAGAATTTGTAAAGATTATTGGTCCATTGTGTAGAGTAGATCAGCAGACATCCGGTATTCTTGCCTGTATTACAGCAGCGCAAGCTATCCTGGAATCAGGATACGGTAAAACCGATCTGGCACAGGGGGCGAATAATTTGTTTGGAATGAAATGCATTCTTTCCGGGAATACATGGCCGGATACAACCTGGGATGGAAAAAGCAAATATACAAAGAAGACGCAGGAGCAGACACTTGCTGGTAAACCTTACTATGTAACCGCAGACTTCCGGAAATATCCGAACGTGGAGGAATCTATTGCAGATCACAGTGCTTATTTACTGGGAGCAGCAAATGGAAGTAAGCAGAGATATGCGGGGATGGCAGGAGAGAAGGACTATAGAAAAGCTGCACAGCTTATTAAGAATGGCGGATACGCAACGGATGTTAATTATGTGGATAAGATTTGCAATATTATTAAGAAGTGGAATCTTACACAATTTAATGTAGATGCAGCACAAACCCCGGAGCCACCGGCAACTAACTTAAAGCCAAATCCAGTAAAGAATAACTGGGTAGAACGCCTGCAGGCAGAACTGAATACGCAAGGTTTCAGGGATAAATACGGGGACAAACTAAATGTAGACAATACTGCTGGAGATTTAACTCTATCTGCTTGCCCTGTAATCCGTAGCGGAGCAAGAGGAGGTATTACACGACTTGTCCAGGAAAGGCTGGGGGAACGATTTAAAATCGGTGTGACGGGCGGATATGATGGCGCATTCGGAGCCGGGACCAAGGCGGCTGTAATGGAATTACAGAAACAGAAAGGTATTTCGATAGATGGTATTGTTGGTAAGAATACCTGGAGAACGTTGATTAAATAATATTAGTACGCGGGATTTTGCGGACTAAATTAGCCTTGGCAATTTATTTACCAGGGCTAATTTAAAAAGGGTATAGCCCGGATATGGATTCCAGGCTATGAGTCATATATATTAACAATAGTTGTTAATACACTAATAGTATAATATTTAAAAGCAGAAAATGCAAGCTTTTTATGTATTTTTTTCAAGTTAAAGCAAAAATTATCAATGCGATCATTACGATAAAAGCAATAATAATAATTTCATCATCAGCATTGCATTGGGAACGTGATAGCAATTCTTGTTTACGTTCTTCGTTTAATTCTTCTATAAGATGCACCAATTCTTCTTCACAATCGTTTTTCATTCGAGGTGTACTCCATAAGATCTCCGGGTTGACAGTTGAGCAATTCGCAAATCTGATCCAAATCATTACTGGATAGACCAGCAGTATGTTTTTTTAACATAGTAATTGTACTTTTTCCGATTATGTTTCTACGGTATAATTCGCATACAGATACATTTTTCTCTTTTAACAGCTCAAATAACTTATCATATTTTATCAATTCACCATCTCCTTAATGTAGTTTCTTCCTATAATAGTACGTCTAATAATGTCAAAAGACAATGGAAATACATGGAAGGAGTTGCGCTATAAAATACTTAAGTACAATATATAAACATTAAGTTTTTATTAATATATCTTGACTATTATAAAACTAAGTGATATATTATAAAAATTCTATTGAAAATGATTAGGCGGCAGGGTGCTCAACTATAGCACATACTGCGTATTGCGGACTTCCGCTACACAAGCATAATGAATATTCATTATGCTTTTTTTGTGTCAAATTATGGCACAATTCTTAAGAAGAATTAAGAAACGTCAGAAAACTTTCACTTTTATTTAATAAAAATAGCAGGAATTCTAATTTTGGATGTGGTAAGATACCCCCTGTAATGAAACAGAGGTGCAAATGCATCTCGTCAATATGAGGAGGATACAACTATGAAGAAAAAAGTATTAGGTTTAATGGCAGTTATGGCATTAACAGGAGCATTAGCAGTAGGTTGTGGAAGTTCTGATAAAGGAACAACAGAAGCTACAACAACAGAAGCAGCTACAACAGCTGTAACAACAGAAGCTACAACA